TTCTGAAACTTTTGCAGATGTTCTGATTGCTGCAGAAGAACTTTACAAGTTCTGTAAGAAAGAAAAGGAGCAAGAAAAAGTTGATGAGATGAATGCTCAACAATCTCAAGGTTCTGCAACTTCTCCTACCGAAAATCAATCGGATGAAGGTAAATCTGATAGTGAGGAAGAAGGTGAAGCAAACAAACCTGATAATAATGGTCAGTTGGATGAAAATCAACCTTCCAATAATGATAATCAACAATCAACTTCTTCCAGTCCTGATGTAGATGAAGAACCTGAAATCAAGACAGTAGATAATCTTGAGGATAAAATCCGTCAACTTGCAAGCAAGGATGGATATGATAATGTCTATGTTGAGGTTCCGAAAGTAAATCTGGATACGATTATTGGTAAAAACTCTGAGATTCATAAAGAGATTACTGGTGCTTTTAATCAGCAGCAGAACTCTTACAATGAGTGCCATAACACCACCTCAGTTGACCTTTTTAAGGAAGCAGATACTTCTTTCCGACAGTTTAAAGTTTCCGCTCAAAAGGAAGTTAACTATCTTGTGAAAGAATTTGAGTGTCGCAAGGCTGCTGATTCTTACTCTCGTGCTTCTACTGCTCGCACTGGAGTTCTTGATACTGCTCGTCTACATTCTTATAAGTTCAGTGAGGATTTGTTTAAGAAAGTGACTGTGCTTCCTGATGGCAAAAATCACGGTCTAATCTTTATCCTAGATTGGTCGGGTTCTATGGCAAATGTTCTCCTGGATACTTGCAAACAACTTTTTAATCTGATTTGGTTCTGTAAAAAAGTTTCCATTCCTTTTGAGGTCTATGCTTTCACAAATGAATGGCGTCGTTGTGGGTATGATTATGAAACTGGGAAGCATGTTGCAGTAGACCGCACTTCTCACTATGAAAAGAAGGAAGGTGTGTTTTGTATTGATGAAGACTTTGCCTTGATGAATATTCTTACCAGTAAAGTTTCTGGTAATGAACTGGAAAAGCAACTGATGAATATTTGGCGTCTTGCCGTGTATTTTGGAGATACTTATCACACTCCTTACACTTGTCCCAGTCGGATGTATCTGTCTGGAACTCCTCTGAATGAGAGTTTGGTAGCACTGCATCAGATTCTTCCCAAGTTCCAGAGTGAGAACAAACTGCAGAAAGTTCAGTGCGTCATTCTGACTGATGGTGAAGCAAACGTTCTTTCTTATCACAAGGAAGTGAAACGTGCTTGGGAAAAACAACCTTATCTGGGAGTTCATGGTATTGGTTCCAACTCTTTTCTGCGAGACAGGAAACTTGGAACAACTTACAACTTTGATTGTATGTATTATCAGGGTTATCATAAGTTTACGGATGTGATGCTTCGCAATCTCCGTGATAAGTTCCCTTACACTAACTTTATCGGTATTCGTGTTCTTTCTAGTCGCGACGCTCATCGTTTCATTAATCTCTATCACTCTGCTTCTGACACTGATTACAAACAGTACATCAAGATTCAGGATGATTGGAAGAAACTGAAGAGCTTTACGATTACCAAATCTGGTTATCACGCTTACTTTGGTCTCTCTTCCTCTGCTCTCTCTCAGGATGCTGAGTTTGATGTTTCTGAGACTGCTACAAAAGCACAAATCAAATCTGCTTTTTGAAGTCACTGAAAACTAAGAAACTGAATAAAAAGGTTCTTGGTGAGTTCATTTCTCTTGTTGCATAAATACCTAAAAAGTATTTCTGCGTAAAAATGAGAACCTATCAAGAATTTGTTTCTGAAATGACCTATGGTAGAGGTCGTGGACCAATCGGAAGAGCAGATAGGAATAGTGGTAGGAATCGTTATTTGGGGTCTCCTACACCAGAACAGGAAAGAGAAAACAAATCTGCGGCAGATAAAGCTGCTGCAGATGCTGTTGCAAAATTAAGAAGAGCAAGAGCAAGAGAAATGAAGGAAGAGGTGGAACTTGATGAAGGTATGACGATGAAAGACTTTAAGGCAAATCGTCAAAAGAATAAAAGAAGATCTGCTTCTACTGATGCTAAGAAGAGAGGTCACGTAGGTAAAGAATGGTACAATAGTGGTAGAACATATTCTCCAGATGAAGCGAAGAGAAGTCGTGCAAATATGGATGATGAAGAAAGACGTACAAGACATCGTAGTGCTGTAGAACCTGACAATGAGAATGATGATAACTTCTCTGCAGACAAGACGAAGAATCCCAAGAAACTCCGTAAGCAAAAAGCGATGGGAGAACTTGGAGAAGCATTAGACAAAAACTTTGGTTCTATGAGAAAGCGTGGTGGAAGAAGTGCTCCTCCAGAGGAGCGTTCTGTTGGTGGTGAAATGGGTAGAAAGAACAAAGATTATTGGGCAGATACGCTGGGCAAAAATAGAGATAGGGGAAAGGGAAGTAAAGCAAAAAGAAGGGCTGCCGCAATCGGAGAAGAAAATGTACAGGAGTTATTCATTACAAAGTTAACTCCAGAACAGAAAAGAAAGAAAAAAGTAGAAACTCTCATCCGTTTAATGAAGCACGCAAAGGATCCTGCTGCTGACGTTGCTAAACCTAAAAAATGATTTTATGAAAAAATTTCCATTTGAGCACGTTTTAAAGTATGATACTCAAGAAGTTTGGGTGAAGTGTGATAGTAGTATTACTGCTATGGGACTTCCTACTCTTGTGAATCAATATTATCCTGGATATAAAGCAAAAATCGCAACCGAAGAACACCTGGACAAGTTACGGAACCAGTTGGCAAACTGACCACTTGGGGTCCTTGAGACCCCTTTTTTGTCCTATAATAACTTCAGTTGAAACAAAACACTCACATTATGACCCGCACCAAAATGACTGATGATCAAATTCTCGAAGATCTCAAAAATACTTTTGGAAAGGAGTTTACTGCTGCCGATGTTCGCGGATACTGTGCTTCTAAAAGCATCTCCTATCAAACTGTTACCAAGCGACTGGAGCAGTTTAAAGTTGGTCGTGGTCGTTGGAACCTGGAAGTGACGCAAAAGAAAGTGGAAGAAATCGAACGTTCCTTTAGTTCTGTTGCTGTTCTTCCTGAAGTGCATCAAAATCTCATTCCCGAAAAAGATGATACCTTCGTCAAGTTTGGTAACTTTAACGATATTAAAAAAATTATTCAGTCCCGTCTTTTTTATCCGACGTTTATTACGGGTCTGTCAGGTAATGGTAAAACGTTCAGTGTGGAGCAAGCATGTTCTCAACTGAAGCGTGAACTCATCCGTGTGAATATTACTATTGAGACTGATGAAGACGATCTGATTGGTGGTTTCCGTCTTGTGAATGGTGAAACTGCCTGGCATAACGGTCCCGTGATTGAAGCACTTGAGCGTGGCGCTATTCTTCTGCTGGATGAGATTGATTTGGCATCCAATAAGATTCTGTGTCTGCAATCTGTACTTGAAGGTAAGGGTGTCTTTCTGAAAAAGATTGGTAAGTTCATCACTCCTGCTCCTGGATTTAATGTGTTTGCCACCGCTAACACTAAAGGTAAGGGTAGCGATGATGGTCGCTTCATCGGCACCAATGTTCTCAACGAAGCATTCCTTGAGCGTTTTCCTGTGACCTTTGAGCAGTCTTATCCTGCTCCCTCTGTGGAGCAGAAGATCCTGGAAGGGGTTGCTCTGGATTTGGGTGTGGAAGACCGCGACTTCTGTAAGCGCCTGGTTGATTGGGGCGATATTATCCGTAAGACCTTCTACGATGGTGGTATTGAGGAAATCATCAGCACCCGCCGACTGGTTCATATCATCCGTGCTTATAGCATCTTTGGAGACAAGGCTAAAGCAATTCAGGTTTGCGTCAATCGCTTTGACGATGAGACCAAACAAGCATTCCTTGAATTGTATGATAAGGTTGATGCTGACTTTGTGATGCCTACTGGTGAGTATGTAACTTACGACCTTGACCAACAACAGCAACCCTGATAGAATATGAGGAGGTAAATGTGCCTCCTCTTTTTGTCCTTTTACTATGAAAAACAATGTCCGAAAACTTTGAGAGCACTTATGAGAGTTTCATTCCAAAAACATTTGGAGATACTGTAATCTCTGGAGGGCAAGGAACTGATACGATTTATTTTGATGTTAATAATCCTCGTCCAGCGCAAGATTTTTGCATCAATCATTCCCAATCTTTTTCTCTGAATAATCCTGACACTATTACTTTTAATTTGACTATGCCCGAAGATACAAACAAAAATGGTTTTTGGAAATATGAGGAAGATAAAACTCTGAAAGAAGTTGAAGAGTATCTTGTTAGCACATACAAATCTCACTATACTTCCGAACAGTCTAAAACTCAAACTCTTGATTTGATTGAGAGTATTGGCGATGCAGAACCATTCACTCGTTCAAATGCAATCAAGTATCTTTCTCGTTTTGGCAAGAAGAATGGTAAATCTAAACAAGATATTTTGAAAGCAATTCATTATTGTGTTCTCCTTTATCATTTTGCAGGACTTCACCAAAACAAGACTGACCGTTACAACTACTGAATATTATGAAACTCTCTGATAAAACTATTTCTGTCCTCAAAAACTTTTCTTCTATTAACCAGTCAATTCTTTTCAAGACTGGAAATAAACTTCGCACTATTAGTGTGATGAAGAACATTCTTGCTGAAGCAACTATTACTGAAGAACTTCCTAAAGACTTTGGTATCTATGATCTGAATCAGTTTTTGAATGGTCTTGGTCTTCACCAGAGTCCTGAACTTGATTTTGCCAACGATGGATATGTTGTTATCCGAGAAGGAAAGTCTCGTTCCAAGTATTTCTTTGCTGATCCAAATGTCATCATTACTCCACCAGATAAGGCAATCAGTCTTCCTACTGAAGATGTCTGTTTTGAACTGAGCACTCAAGTTCTTGATAAACTTCTTAAGGCTGCATCTGTTTATCAACTTCCCGATATTTCTGCTGTTGGTGAAGCAGGTGTTGTGAAACTTGTTGTGCGTGACAAAAAGAATGATACCTCTAACGCACATGAAGAAGTTGTTGGTGAAACCGATTCAAAGTTTGTCTTTAATTTTAAAGTTGAGAATATTAAGATTCTTCCTGGCACTTATGAAGTTATTGTGTCACAAAAACTTTTGTCACGTTTTACCAGCAAGAACCATGATCTGTGCTATTATATTGCTCTAGAACCTGACTCTACATTTGGTTGATGGAATTTCTTTTGTATTTGACCCCTATTGGTCGTGAAATAGTTCAAAATGTTATTCGTGCTGGATATCCAGTAAGAGAAAACATTGAGTATTGCAGAAACAAAGATCAATTTGGGTACGGTGATTATAACAAGATGGTTATCTGCACAAAAAACATTAAAAATAGTGGATTTGATGTAAAACACTATATAAATGAAACTGTGTATCATGAAGCTGTACATATGGCACATATGTGTAATGGGTATAAACCTTTTTACATTTCTCAGAAAGATATGCCATTGACTTGGAATAAACTGGAAGATATTAAAAAATCTATGAAAATGTCTACTGCTTCCAGGCAAATGGAACATGAGGCATATTGGATGGAAGATAAACCCGAAAAAGTAAACTACGTACTCAAAAAGTACTGCTTTATATGATTGAACACCTGATGAGTTGAGGAACCTACCATCAATATATTCGTAACTTCTCCTTGGCCCGCAGAGAGTGCTATTTGCCTTCCCGATAAACACGTTGTCAAAATGCCTTTTGAATGTTGTCAAATGCTTTCTATTGTGGCATCCGATAAATGGGGTCATGGATATGGGAATCTTTATAAGACTGATAACACACCCTATAAAACTGACAAGGGAGCATTCCGTAATCATCCCTGCACCAAATGGGCACTGGAAAGTATCCACAATGCTTATTGGCTGATTAAGCATGGGCTCAACTTGTGCGATGAGTACACTTTGAGGTATAATAAGGTTCATGCCTGTTACAAGACTCTTGTAGATGCCTATTATCTTTTTCCCAAAGGGAAGATTACTGATGTGAGTCCATTTGCTCGTGCGATGCCAGATGAGTATAAATTTGACACAAGCATTGACACTTTTACTGCTTACAAGATGTATATCGCATCCAAACCTTGGGTTGCATCTAATTATCTTCGTATGCCAGAACGAAAACCTGATTGG